TACAATCTAGGCAGCTGGACAGGAAATAATATTGGCCAAAGTTATTACAAAATGCCCTTATTTTTAAAAATCTACACCAACTGCGGTGCTGACAAAGAATACATTGTGTCAGTGAGAACATCCAATCCTGATGTGTTGGGACCACCGTTCAAAGGAGCATTGGTTTTGAATCCCAATGTTAACCCAACCAGCGCCATGTATTGGTAAGGAACAAACATGAAAGTTATTTGCACAAATATAGGACCAGAAGAATTGGGCGGCCAAATTGAATGGCAAGGTTTAGCATCAAACTACAGTCAAAGTACTGACAGTTTGATCAAAACTGCCTTTGTTAAAAATGAAGAAACTGAAGAATATGCAGAGTCATCTAGAGTAGAAGACGGCCATATTTTTGTCTACGAACTAGATGACGCAGATCGCAGAGCCCTGGCACAACGACAAATTTTTAAATATTATCCAGACTGGAAGCAGTTAGATGTAATGCGCCGAGGTACAGATGCGGAAAAAGCCAAGATGGACACATTTATTGATGCTTGCCGTGACTGGAGCAACAATAATTCTAACAACGATCCGTTTGGACTTGACAGCATCGAGCCTTGACATGTGGGTAGACGATCTCAACAACTACAAGATTCCAACTGAGTTTCTGGCCACCAAAGAACTCAAAGAAACTCGCAAACAAATATGTTCAAATTGTGATCACTTGACCAGTATCAACACTTGTGATGTGTGCCATTGTGTAATGCCTGCCAAATGGTGGCTAGCTGCCGCAAGTTGTCCCAAAGACAAATGGTAAAATATTAAATTAAATCAACCAAGTCAAATACAGTTTGCAGTTTGGTGCGAATAATTTTTGAACCAAAACTGTTGCGTAAGCCTTGATGCAATGGTTTAGGAGCACGATCAATAGTTGCCCATGCCCATCCCTGATGTTCATCACTCAATAAGGGAACAAACTCCGTGTCGAGCACACAAAGATAAGTGTGAAAGTTAAACACACGGTCATTGCTGACAAATGTTTCAAGTGGAATTGTTTTTAGTATTGCAGGAACTACGCCTATTTCTTCCTGTATTTCACGCTGTAAACCCTGCCAAGGAGTTTCACCAGTGATGTTTGTGCCACCAACTAGACCCCAAGTGCCTTCGTGTTTGCCGTGCGCTTTTTGTAATAGTAAAAATCGTCGTGTGGACTTGGCATAAAATAATGCACCACTACAAACTATAGATTCTTTTACAGTACTATTTTCCAATTAGCAGCCTCGTATACACCTTCGAACGACCTAACCCATGAAACACCGTTCCACAAGTATTGTATTCCAGTATATATATTCGTCTGCCATACCATAGTGTCTGAATTCTGACTAGCATTAAAAATCACAGTCCATTGTGAACCAGTCCATTCAATGATATCGTTTGCTCGTGCAACAAAGTTTACACCTGCGGTACTTTGCCATGCAGTTGGACCTTTGCCAGCGGCATTTAGTGTGCTGCCAATGTCTTCAATGATAAGAAAACGTCTACCCACAGCTACTGGTTGATCAGTGGCTTCTTTGTTGGGCTTTTTAGGATCGTATTGCTGTGGATCTATAATAGCATCAAATGTTCCCGGGCTGTTTGGTCTAAAACAAGTTTGTAAATTATAACCAGAGTTGTTGTCCAACAAGCCTGCGCTGTCAATGCCAGTGTTAGTAGTTAGAGTATCCACATTCCATTTAACTTGCAAAATTGTTTCATCTAAACTGTTAATAGCAAATGTGCCCACAACTAATGTGCCGTTCGGCTGTGTCAAATACAGTTGACTAGAACCTGCTTTGTACTTGTTAGGAGTTCTAGCAAATAATTCATTCCAGTTAATAGGAGTTCCTAATCTTACAGGAATTTCCAATGAACTGCCACGTTCAACAACACTTTCGTGCGCACCAATTAATATAGCTTGTCCGTTGTACACTTCTAATCTATAGTTTTCATCTGAACTAATCACAAGCCCTAACAAATCTGCCATAGATGCTGTGGAACTGATTGGATCTTGACCTAATCCGTCTATGTAAGTTCCACTAGTTGTGCTGGTATTGTACATACTGGTAACAATTTTAGTAATAACACCAAGATGTTTGACTTTGACAGGCGGATTGATCCATATAGGAGTATCCAATGTAAGTGTGGCAATGTCTATAGGTGTATCGTTGCCCACTGGAACTGTGCGACTATCCCAATTAATGTCATTTAAATTCAACACAGTTAAACTTGTCCAGTCAACATAGTTGTCTGTGGTTTGTAATTCTAAACTGGGATTAAACAACACTAGAATTTGTTCAAGTATTTGTAATTTTTGATCTGTGTTAGCACTCCAAATGTCACACTTCATAGTTAGTTTAAACGGCGTGGGCATTAATCGTTCAATAGTATAATTTCTGCCTTGCCCTGTTGTGTAACGATTAGTGTCTGGATCTATATCTCTCTCGCGAATATTAACAGTTCCTACAAATGTTTGGTCACTTAATCTGTCACGGTCTAATGCTAGTCCAGTGACATAAACACTAATACGTGGAACACTATTAACTTTGTTCTCACTGTTATTGCGAATAATGCTGGCAACTTGTCTATCAGCATCTCCATACATTATTGGAACACGTACTAGAGTTCCGTCGCCGTATTTGACCACAAAATTACTCAGCGCACGAATTGTCTGTGTGATATATCGTCTTATCTGACCGTCATAAAAATGTTCCATTACAAATCTGCCCTTGGTTTTAATGCCTTGCTAATACTTTGACGTTGTGGTTCTCTATAATTGTATATGGTCACAGTCCATTGTCCTGCATATGGTATTGTTTGCTGTACGCTATTAACTATTGGCAAATTAATTTGCATTTTAGCACTGGTTATTCCTTCTGGACTGATATAGTTGTATGATGTAATTAGTCCAGGAATGTCTGCAACTACATATTCTATTAATGTAGTGTCCATTTTTAACACAATGTATAAACCTGTTACTGTTGAATCAATTTGTGTTCTAACTCTTATTGCATCTTTGGCCGCAGTGGCAAAATCGCTAATAACAGCTTCGTTGTAAGTCCAGTTATCGTTGTTGATAAAGCCAGTTTTCAATGTGCTTCTTGAATTAGTGTTGGTCATATTCATGCGTACTGCGTCTTCTACCGCTATCCATGCACTTTGTTTGCCATCAAATTTATATAGTCTGTTTGGCAGCATGTCCACACGCAAAAAGAAATCATCTGCAGCGGCTGTTGCTGGAAATTGTATGCCAAATCCAAAGTCGTAACCGTTGACTGGAAAGCCATCGCCTAACAAATAACCAGTATATCCACTACGTTGTGGAACACCTGTAACACTACTGGCAGTTACACCGTTGCTGGCATTGCTGGCCAATACAGAACCGCTGTCTGCTGTGTTCAATACTGTTTTACCCGTGTTAGGATCTGCGGCAATTGTATAGTATTGACGAGTTTCAAAGCCACTTTTTGGCACATCAATTTCTGCCTGTTGAACAATGGCGTCACTGATTTGTAATTCCTGATTGTGTGTGCTTAACAAGTCACGTAGAGTAGTATCTGCAACAGGATCGCCGTTGGCATCTTTAACATTCTGGTCAAAGATTTGTGCAAATTGCTGACTGTCTGTTACTTTCTTTAATTTTAATCTGTACAAATGCGGAAACCAAGTTACACTAAATCCTTCGCTAGCACGGCCCACGTCTTCAATAACATAATATCTAGGCAAGGCAAAATCAAATTCGTTAAGGGCAAAGTCGTCACGCAAGTGTGGAAGTTCTAACACATCTCCGCTTATGGGTTTGCGCCCTATGTATTTGATAAAATCATTAATATGCACAGTCATGTACAATGTGTCATTGTCAATAAACAGGCCGAACTGACTTAGATTAAAATCAACGTTTTGTACATTGTAAAGTCCGCGGATTCTGTAGATTTCTGTGTCATAAATCCTGTCACGATTTTCTAAAAATAGCAAATCTTGTATGTTTGTGACTGACGTTGTTGCATAGCGTGGCTGATCCGCAGTGGCATTTTCAGCCGCTGTATTTGCACCCAAGTATTTGTGCAGATAAACGTCAGTTCCGCCAGCTTGGAACATTTCCGAGCATTGACGATCGATGAACTTGTAATCAAGTCCTTTTTCGGGTTTATAAAGTGATAAGCGTGGCATAGTAACATATTTATCGATAGCTAAATATACTAG